AGTTGAGACAATCAAAAGAATGTATTCTTAACTAAGAAGAGCAGAGGAATATTATGATGAGTCTGATACTACTGCTTGTGGGACTATCTCATATTTGCTTTGGGGTGGTTTGTCTGGTAAAAGATGGGCAGAGTCAAAACTAAAAGAACTTGACCTATTTGAGGGTTCAGTAGATGTTAGTGGTTTAGCACCTTATGTAAATGAACCAAGTGGTTCAATAATCCCTAAAGATGTATTCGTAAAACCAATCGCAGGTGAAACTGAAGATGAGTTTATGACTCGTTGTATTCCAGTAGTATACAAAGAGGTTGGTGGTAATACCGACCAAGCAGTTGCTATTTGTTATTCATATTGGAGAGATAAGTTTGAGCAAGAACAAATCGGTGAATACTTTGAGGGTCTATTCTCATTCTTAGGATACATAGATGGATTGCCAGTATTCTCAACTCCAGAAGAAGCAAGTGAAATAGCACATATTGCAGGTTGTGAAGGATACCACGAACATCAAGTTGGTGATTTCACAGTATATATGCCTTGCCAATCTCACGAGCCAGAGTGGGATGAACTACTACAAGAAGCATACGATGAGTGGTTGAAAGGTCAAAGAAAATCTTGGGATGATTTGACTGAAGGTCAAAGAGAAGAACTACTTGATTATCTTAAATCAGTAGGTGAAGAGGATGTAGTATTCTCACAAGATACATTTGCAGTATCATCTGCTGATGCAAAACCAGATGAGAATAGTATTAAGGATAGTTCTACTACTCGTATTAGATACAAGTATTCAGTAAGACCTGGTAAAGGTGCATCAGTTCAATCAAATACAAGAGATTTTTGTAGAGACCTCATTGGTCTAAACTTGCTATATCGCAAGGAAGATATAAACAATATGTCCTTACGAGGAGCAAACCCAGGTTTAGGTCCAGGTGGGTCAAACTCTTACGACATCTTCCAGTTCGCAGGTGGTAATAACTGCCGACACTATTGGGAAGAGGTTAGACAAGTTTATAATCCCAAAACAAAGAAATGGGGTAGAGGAACTTATAAAGTAGAGGAAGCAGATACACAAGACACAAAATCTACCATTGGTATCTTAGGTGGGACTGTTATTGGTCCAAGAGCAATCGGTGAGAGTTTCTCAAAGTATAGTGGAGAACAAAGACTGATTGCAGGTCCATTGATGGTGCCTGATAAGTTGATTTATAGAATGGATGACTTCGGTCAGGACTATTATGTATATTTCAGCGATGATACTATAAAGCAGATTGCATACAAGTATCAAATAGAAAAAAGACAAGATACGACAAACATAGAACACGATGAAGAACAAACATATAATGATGTAGTATTGGTTGAAACCTGGCTCGTTACTGACCCAAGTATTGACAAATCTAAGGCACTTATGGGTAAGGAATACCCTAAAGGGACTTGGATGGGGATTATGAAGGTGAATAACGAACAGATTTGGACTGACTATGTTAAAACTGGTCTTGTGAGGGGTTTTTCAGTAGAAGGATACTTCGCAGACAAGTTGATAAATGAAAGAAAGTAGAGCGACACGCCTATAAAGTTAGATACTTGATTGACTTGAAACTGCGGTAGATGGTGATTTGGTATAGCTAAGAAGGGTTCGTTCCATTTTCATTTTTGCTAACATTTAACAAAGGAACTAAATGAAGAACATTAAAGATTTAGTGAAACAACACTTTAATCTTGTTGAGCCATCAGTTGAAACTGTTGAAGAAACCTTCACAGAAGAAACTGCTGAAATGTCCTTTGGTGAAATCAAATCTGCAGATGGTGAACTAACATTAGCTTACGAAGGAGAAGAACTTGCACAAGGACTTCCTATCTTCGTTGTGACTGATGAAGGAAACCTACCAGCACCAGATGGTGAGCACGCTTTAGAGGGTGGTATCACTATCGTAACTGCTGATGGAGTGATTGAAGCTATCAAACAAACCGAAGAGGAAGTTGAAGTTGAAATCCCTGCAGAAGTTGAAGCCGAAGAGCATGAAGAAAAGATGGCCGAAGAGGTTGAAGAGGAAGCTATGGAAGAAGAGGAAGAACTGATGGATGAAAAAGAAGAAATCATTGTTGCTCTTGCTGATGTAGTTAAAGAAATGATGGAAGACTTGGAAGACAAGTTTATGGAAAAAGTAGGTGAACTTGAAGAGAAATACTCTGCATTCGCTGCTGCTCCAGCTGCTGAAAAGACTCAACCATCGCAGTTTAAGAAAACAATCAAAGAAGAAAACTACAATCACAAAAGTATGATTGAGTCTTTGATTGCTCAAAAGAAAAGAAAATAAAAAAGAGGTATTATTATGGCATTTGATATTAGTGCATTAGACGCTTTCAACAACGAAACAGCAGGTGAGTTGGTTGTTAAAGCTATCATGGGTGGTTCTACCATTGAATACGCTACTGTAAAAGAGGGCGTTAAATACAAAGAACCGATTAACTTGTTTGAGGTAGACCTTGACATCGTAGATGGTAGAGGTTGTGTAACGAATACTGCAGGTACTGCATCGTTTACTCAACGTGACATTGAAGTTTGTCAGCGTTCATCTCACGATGGATTGTGTTTGAGAGACTTGGATACTAAGTACTTGGGTGTAATGCAACCAGGTGGTTCTTACAACGAAACATTTACTATGGTTCAAGAATACTCTGACCAGATTGTTAAAGGTTTCCAAAAAGCAAACGACCAGTTCCTATGGACTGCAACAACTGCAGGTGGTGATTGTGTTGATGGTCTTTCAACTATCATCTCAGGTTCTACTGCTGGTGTAGTTGTTCCTAGCGCTATTACAGGTTCAGCACCTTCTTCAACAAACATCGGTGACCAGATTGATGTAATGTTGGAAAACTTGGCTGATGATGTACAAGATAGAGAAGATTTGACTGTATTTATGTCAATCGCTAACTTCCGTAAGTACATCACTTGGTTGAGAACAGAAAATAACTATTACTACGACCCAGCAGCAGTAACAAATCGTGGTTCATTGTTGGAAATGATGCACCCATTCGCTAACGTAAAAGTTGTAGGTGTAGTTGGTCTTAATGGTTCTAACCGTATGGTTATGGGTCCTGCTAAACACATCGTTGTAGGTACTGACTTGTTGTCTGATTTCTCAGATTTCCAACTTTGGTACGACATCAATGGGGACCAGTTGAAGCACAGAGTAGTGACTAAACTTGGTGTAAACATTGCTTATCCAGAGTTCTGGGTATCAAACGACCAATAACATTTGTTGAATATAAAAAGAAAAGGATAAGATTATGAGTACTTGTGATATTACATCAGGATTTACCCTTGGTTGTAGAGATAACACCGGTGGGTTAAAGAACATCTACATCTTGTCTGGTTCTATTGACTCAACAAGTGGTACTACTGGTTTGATTGATACAATCACTGGTGACGGTGTTCTATATAAGTTTGAGTTGACTCGCCAGACAGGTGATTTCACCGAGGCAATCAACGCAAACGTAGAAAACGGAACTATATTTTACGAACAAACCGTTAACGCGCCCTTCCACAAACTACAATCTTCTACGAGAAATCAAGTAAGAGTATTGGCTAAGAATCCAGACATCAAAATGGTTGTTGAAACCAACAATGGTTCTGAAGATGGAGTTGGTACATTCTTCTTACTCGGTCAAACTCGTGGTTTGTCATTGAGTGGTGGTCAAGGTCAAAGTGGCACAGGTTTCGGTGACCTCAATGGTTATACCCTTACCTTCAGCGGACAAGAGCCAGAACCAGCAAGTGAACTTTCGGGTTCTAACTTGACAGGTGTGCTTTCGGGCATTACAGTAGGATAAACCAACTTGTAAAACACCATATAATAAGAGGGGTGGGGATAATACCTCACCCCTTTTTTTAATAAGAGGTATTATATGATTTACTTATACGCATCATCATCAAACGAAGCAACTATCTTACCAGAGGGCTCTTACTCAAATGGTGGTGGATTTCTTATAAAGTTTGTAGATGGTTTCAGTAAAGATGAATACATAGCACAAGCTACTGGTAGTAAATCGGGTAACTGGTATAATATACCTATCGAACTTACATCAGGTTCCTATGTTATTGGTGTAAACGAAAGTAGATTACCTCTTATCGGTGGAACATATGATGCATATGTTTATTCTCTTGCGGACTTTGGTC